GCACTGCGGCGTAGTTCTTATACTTGCCTCGCTTCTTACCTCGCTTGCCTCGGATGTAGGAGCTTACCTCCGTAGTCCAGATGTCGTAGTGAGTGGTACGGCGAAAGCCTCCCTTGCCGTGAAGTTTGCCAAACTCTAATGAGCGACCACGCTCTCCCTTGATGCTTCTTGACAGCGTGCCGGTGTCAATCATCGTGGGGTGAGTGAACTTCTTTCCCCACTTCGATGTGCGGGAGGGCCATTTACTACCGTTGAAACCACCTCGCTCAAAAGAGGATTGAAACTGCTGTTTGGCATATTCACCCGCCGCCGTAACAAAGTCCTGGGCATTGTAGAAGAGTTTGCTTCCTAACATTCTGTAGTTTCCGTTTCGCCACTGTGCACAGAACTGGTCAATCGTTATCTTGCTCATAGAACTTAGATTTCAAGCGTTTGACAATCTTCTGCACAAACTCAGGTTGTGGCACATCAAAGTAGCGATGTGCATCGGTAAAGATTCTGCCACCCGTTGCAAGGCTCTCGCGGAAAACAGGATCGACCATCGAGCGACACTTGTCTATGCTCAAAGATGCTCTTACTCCAGCAAAGCCATTTGCAATGAGATAGCACCTGCATCCCCATTCGATGGGCGGTATCAACTCTGCCGGGAACTCCGACTTGCGGTACGACACACCTTCGAGTGAAAGGTGCCACGGGCGCACGCGCTCGTCCCCCTGCGTCATATATGTAATAACCGACTCGGCATTTACAGCCATCCACCACGCAGCCATCTTCGCAGCAAAGAGGACTTGCTCATTCTCCGCCTCAGCATAGGTGAGATTATACTGCTCACAGATTGTTTCGTAGTCGAGCAAGCACTCCTCATCAATTTCTTCGGTTAGTTCGCTTATCATCGTCATCTCCTCGGCTGCTGCAAAGTCAATGAGGTTATCGATAGCAGCCACGAGTATTTCGTGTTGCTGTCGCTCACGCTCTGTCGTGAAGTTGTTGTGATTACTCAATATACTCAATGCCTCGTCAAAGTCCAACGCCAAACCTCTCAATGCTCGGTCAATTAGGAATGAGCATCGATGAGTTATGATATCCTCGATGATGTCCTCACGCTCGGCACTATTCTCCCAGTGATGGATAAGCCTGCGGAAAGCATCTCGGAGAACCTCATACTCTCTCTGTATTTCATTCTCTTGCCCTTTTGCCTCTAAATTAGGGAGCGGAAGTTGGGCTACGACTTCGCTCCCAGAAGAAAATTTGCCACTTGTGAGCCTCGCTGTCTGCCATAGCGGCGGTAATACTCCTCATCGGACATCACACCTCGGTCATTATGGCTCACACCGGGCATAACACCTCCCGTGCCTCCAATGCCCGACATCACATTGAGCTGTTTGCCCACATTGATACCGAACTCCTTCTCAATCTCATCGGCCGAGACTTCGTACTTATCCGTGATGAGCGCGTAAAGTTTGATTCGGTCTTCATTGTTCATCTCGATACGGTTAGAGTATTTGAACTCCAAGCCGGCAGGGATATAACCCATAGCAACAAGGCGAGGCACAATCTCCTCGTTCATTATGTTTTCAATATATCGACGATAGACCTCGATACGCTCACGGAAGATATCCTGATGAGCCTTCGTTGAACCCACATAGGACTGCATACCACCTGCCATTGACTCTGAACCCAGCACAAGGTTTGCAACCTCGCTATTTACAAACTCTATAAGACCTGTATATATCTTCTCCGAGTTCGACATCGTGAAGGTCTTGATATCGACCTCATCCTCGATACCCGTTACCACGACCTTGTTCTGAGCAGCATTAGCAATCTCATTAGCCAATCGCTTGCGGTCTGCATTGCTCTCCGATACAGTCTTACCGTGAATGATGGGCTGTCCGTATGTATGAGAGAAGTTTACATAGTTGGCTACGGTAAACTTCTTGGCAAGGATAAGTGGTGTGGTAGCCGAAAAGAGTCCGAGGTCGCCTGACGATATAAGCACATAGTTGCGCTGGTAGGCAGGATTACGCAAATCCCAATGCGGCTCCCAGATACCTTGACGCTTGAGTACCGCCTTCTGGTCAGGGAGCACATTACGACGCTCGATGCTGTTTACCTCTGCAAGTTTCCCAGTCTTCGGGTCGATGTTAGGCATAATCTCCAGCAAGGTGTAGCCATAGAGTTTGGATTCTACAATGCCCTTGATGATCTTGTCGAACTGCGAGCCCTGAATCTTCTGGGTATTCTGCACATCCTTGATGTACTTTCCCTTCTCGTTCACGCGGGCAAGCATATACCTATCACCGAGAATCTGGCTCTCCAAAGTCTCGATTACGGAGCGTATATGTGCGTCCTGCTGGAGGCAGGCATCATAGAGGTCGATAAGTTTGGAGCGGTCATCGAGGATGTAGCCTGATTCGATATCTCCACGCACCGAACGATAGCGGTTGTTTCGCTCGATTTCGCGCACATATTCCTGTATGGTTTTCTTCGATGTTCGGAAGATGCTCGATAGCAATTCTCCGTTAAAAGTGTTGTCCGAAGTTGTCATTTTCACTCTTTTTTGAAAGAGTAGAGAAAAATTTTTGAGAAAGTTTTTGGCAAAAAATTGTGGACAGGGAGTTTTTGTTTATCTGCTTAATATACAATCGACAGCAGAGGTCAATTGCTGACATACGACAACACTCGTAACACCTTAATAATCAACGAAAAAGCCACTTAAAAAGCATCGGAAAATGGTTGATTATTATTAACTTTACCCTCGCAATTGCAAAAAATTATATGAACAAGAAACAAATTCAAATAACAAATGAAGAAATAAAATGAGAATAGAAAAGGTCCCTTGTCGAACAATTCGATATAGGGAATTTCCCGAATTGCTCTTCGGAGAATCACCGAATAGCGGCTCTACATATTTCGATGCAACTCACTTTATCCGCAGTCGCGGAGATGAGCGCAGACATAATGTTCAGGAGTTCCGTATAGCCTTCCAACACTGGATTACGACTCTTACCAACATATACAGCATCGAAAAGGAGGCTCTCGTTATCCGTGATGAAACATCGGGGCATCTGTTAATTGATGAATGCCTGGCCCTGCTTTTTGTCGTCTATGTCGATCCTGACTTCGGCGTATATATGTTAGAACGCATATCAGAACTACTCATAGATGGCTTTTCGGTTTCAGACAGTTGGCTGGTTATGGCTGCCGGTAATAGATTTACTATTGAGGAATTAACAAGAAATGTAAAATCCAATGAGACGTAGCAAGTTTATACGACCCAAGGTCGTGCTAATCTTCAATGGTGCAAAACATCTTATAGCCATCACACGCTCAATTCGTAGTGCTACCGAGCTAACCAAAGGCAGTCGCTCATCTATTTCGGCCTGCTGCATTGGTAAGCATAAAAGTAGCGGTGATTTCTACTTCAGACATCTGCACGATGATGTGGAGATAGAGATCGCAGATTTGGGAACACTGCTTTTAGCTGAATATGATGAGTTGTGTGGTGTTGAGAGAGACTATTACACCATTAAGGAGATGGCAAAAAAGCGAGTTAGAAAAGAGATTAAAAAACAGAAAAAAGTGAAGTAACTATGAGAGAAAACAGAACTGTCCCGTTTCGAGATACGAGCATTAAGGTGTCCCGGAACTATTATGGCCACCAGTATATCTGTATGGCCGATGTGTGCGAAATTATCAAGCAACGTGAACTATTGAAGGATGGAGCAATCCTCAATCTCTGTCCTTCGGCTATGAAGATGACCTTTCGCCGTAATGGGCGTGAGTATTGGGCTATCCGTCCAAGCGATATGCATACCATTATTCAGTTAGTGCGTAGGGAGAGTATTTTACCCCGAGACCTAATTGACGAGCTGGAAGATTTCGGCAATAAGGTATTCGAGATTGAGGCAAGCGAGATGCAGGCCCAGCACCATGTGGATACCACCGTTAAGTTCAACGATGATATGCCCGTTACATTTAGGCGTATCGGAGATAAACTGATGGTAAATGCAACACAGATAACCCAGCCTTATGGTCATCTGCCAAGCGAGTGGTTGCGTGTAACAAGTACAGATAATCTTCGTCGTAGATTGGCGCAGAACAACATCACCGACAGATATGAGTTTCAGATATTGACCTCACGTGGTCGAGGCATTGGTGCCACTTGGATTGAAGCGCCCTTGCTTACCGCCTTGGCTCGCTGGGTAGATCCTGACCCCGATTCCGCTCTGGTGAAGTGGTGCGATGAGCAGCTCATCATCTTCGAGGATAAGTATCAAAAGCGTCTTCAAAAAAGGAAGCAACCTAAGACCATCAATATCCCTTGCCTTAGTAAGCCGATGCCCGAAGATATCAACACGGCAAACAAGATGATTGATGAGCTGAGAGGCATCGTCCGTGAGTATGCTCCAAAGGCTGCATTCTACGATGACTTCATAGAGAACCGAGATTGGTTTAAGAGTACTCATATTGCCGAGGAGCTCAACATATCCTCTCGACATATGCACAAGTTCTTGATGGAGGAAGGTATCTGCAAGTACCAGAAGAAACAATGGGTGGTACTGCCTGCATACCGTTCGTGGCAGTGCGATGTGCCATACACTTGGGAGAATGCCCAAGGTAAGATGTTCACCTTTGGCAGTGTAAAGCGTTGGACACACATCGGTCGTGAGTCAATCATTGAGTTGTGGAACAAGAAACACCCAGAATTTGCATAATGGAGACATCATTGCAGCGTATTATGCGCAAAACAGGCCGCAGACCCATCGAGTGCAAGTGTCAGAAGTGCAAGCAACAGTGTAAGACCCCGTGCTTAGGGACTCCTGAAGATATCCTTCGACTTATCAAAGCCGGGTATAAAGACAGGCTGGCTCCGACACATTGGTGTGTGGGCATGGCTCTCGGAAAGATTAGTTATCCCGTACTGATGATACAGTCAAAGCAGGAGGATAACGGCTACTGCACCTTTTTCCACGATGGGCTGTGTGAACTCCATGATTTAGGACTCAAGCCAACCGAGGGGCGATTATCGCATCACTCAATAACCAAGGAGAACTTCAAGTTCGGGAAGTCGCTATCCTGGAATGTTGCCAAGGAGTGGATGGATGAACGAAACGAGGCATTCATTAAAGAGATAACCCAACTGATGCTATCCTAAGAATCGAAGTCTGAACCGCGATTGAACAGTATTAACC